AACTAAATTAATTACTAGGTTAATAAATTTATAAATCAAAAAGGGCGCTCTGTAAAGCGCCCTTTAAGCTGTTAATTAAGCGAAAGCTTAAGCACCATCAGTGCCGTAAATGCCTCGAGCGTCAGACCAGCCGAAACTGTATCTTTCTCTCGCTTTGTACCTAACGTTTCCTGTATCGAAGTCTCCTTCCATAGAGGTTGCGATAGGTGCTCTGTTAAACATTTTAAGCCCATTAGGAACGTCCGTTAACAGATACCACGCATCCGTGTCAGTTATGTAGTGATTCACCACATATCCTTCCGGAATCATGCCCATGTTTTTCATAGCATTGATATCGTTATCGGCAGTACTGCTACGCAGAGGGGAATTTAGAACTCTGTCCGCAATGAATTGCGTATTGACAGGAATTACTAATTTTCTTCCTCTTGCGGCTACTTTTAAACCTCTTTCATCAATAAACCCGGCGACATCAATGAGTCCCGTTTCTAAAGATGATTCATTTAAGTCAGCATCAGTAGTTGGTCTGTTTGCCCATGTACCACCCTGCGTTGTCGCATGGTTAGTAGTACAAAGCATAGAACCGTCACCACCAAGATAACTGCCGCTAAATGCGTTGTTTAAAGTTGCTGCTCCTTTAACTTGTTTTGTATTCGCCATTGATCGAGCAAGAGCTCTTGTATAACGGGCTGAAAGCCTATCATACAAATTGTCCTCAATTGCCTCTTCAGTGATTGCGAAAGCCAAAGCAATAGTTTCGTTGACGTAGCGTGCGGTGAAAGCCTCTTGCGCTTGATCATAAGCGATCGAGCTGCCTTCCGGTTTCACACCAGCACTACCAAAGCCAACGAGCATTACTTCTTCTTCGAATGCACGGTCAGATGATTCAATTGAGTAGATCTCTTCATGCTCACGGTCATAGCGTTCGTACTCCAGGCCAAATAGGGCATTCAAACCTGGCTCCAGCTCTTTGACGAGCTGCGATCTTGATATAGCCATATCTTATACTCCTATATTCCTGTTAAGGTTGTGTACGCATGCTCGTTGATTCTTACAACAAGATTTACGTTGTTAGACGATAAATCATTATTGTCGACATCAGCGGTTACATCCACAATTCTCAACTGTTCAGCCGTTGCTGCAGCGTTTGGTGCATCAATGTAGCATGAACTTAGTCCTGAAGTCGTACTTCCGTTTGCATTTCCCGAAGTATTGGCGTTTGCCCCTATAACGGCTTGACCGGTTGTCCCAGCTACTGATTGTACTTCAAACAATGTGTTAGGATCGTCATAGACTTTCACTTGCACATCAGTTGAGTTGTACGTTGCAGTACCGGTAGGCCAGTATGAACCAAAAGTTGGTTCACCCTGAGCGTTGTCATAATAAAATCCTCCACAAACACCTAGAATGTTAGCAGTGGTATTATCCGTTGCTATTGTAATCATTCCGTTCGCTTGCAAAACCACAAGACTGCCTGTAAAGATGTTATTTGCTTCGCCGGTCGGCATTTTATAGGTGCTAAATCCTGACGTATTGTAAGCTGAGCCAAGCGTTTTCGCTGGACGAAGCCCGAATACGGCATCTAAATTAGCCATAATTTACTCCTATACAATTTTGAGTTCCCTAGGTTCTAGACTCATTCTTTCCTCTAGTTCCCCCAAAAGTTACACGACTTTGCCTCTCCTTATGGATCGGCATGCTTTTATGCTCTTCTTTGAATAGATCCCTATCCACAGCGTCCATTTGGTCTGTTGTTTGCCGCGTGTAATATTTATTACGCGCTGTCACAACTTCCAAAGGAACACGAGCAAGCAATAACCCACCAATTCCAATAACACCTGCATGTTTCCCATCTTCTTGAGTTGGGAGGTCCCAGTCAGGATATTCGTCGGCACGAACGAGCACGTAGCCCTGTCGTAAACGACCGATAATATTTTGGTTATCTTCATATCCCCTGGCACTAGCCCTTAACCAACGGTGTTTATATCCGTCAGGCGCAGGAGGTGCCTCCAAATTATTCGGTGGTCTCCAGTCCACGGTTCTAGTTTCCTTTTCACGTAGATTGGCATTGCGGGGAGCCTTGTCAACAACAATATCTTCTTCGATCTCTATGTCTGCTAAAGTTGCTTTAGCAGGAGATTTTTTTTTAATTTTTGTCATAGCCTACTCCTTCACGTATTTGGCATACTCTTGTAAAGACACTCCGAGTTTCTTCGCAATCGCGACCTGGCTCGGTGATAACTTTACGGTTTTGCGTCCAGATTTGCTTGATGTTCGGGATGCAGAAGCGACAGCCTGGACGGGTTTGTCGCCGCTGAGTGTATTATCCCCAAATTTATGGGGAAACTCTTTTTTTATTCGATTATCAATTTCACTATAGTACTCATCGCTGCTCGGGTCAAATCCTTCTTGCTCTGTCAGCTTCTTATGTAATGCATAAGCCGTATAGGTCATAGCATCATCTTTCCCGAACCACGCATTGTTCTGCGCCCACGCTTGCGCCTTTGGATCGGGCGGAGCTGGAGCCCGTGCTAGAGGCGGAGCTGCGGCAGGTTGCGCTACCGGTGTTCCTTCTGCAGGTTTCTTAGGTTTCTGAGCTTCTAAAACTTTTAAACGATTTTGATCCGCAGCCAACTGGGCTAAAATAGCCTGGGCTTCGGTTTGTTTTTCCGCGTCTCCCGCACCAATGGCTAATTTTAAATGATTTTTAGCTGTTGCAATTTGAGAGTCAACGCGGGTTTTAAATTCATTAACATATCCCTCATCGAGTTGGGTAATTTTACTTTTACTGTCTTTAAGTTGTGATTGAACTGATCTAGCGTAATCGGTAGCCGCTTTTTCGCGTCTCTCCGCCTCACGCACTTTCCAGGTCAGGCGATCAATTCTTTTTTGAACGCTGTCACTGACAGCATCTAATTCATCTTTTTTCGGTGGAGCTTCAACAATTTTTTCTGCTGTATTTTCTTGAACTTCCACGTTTGTTTCGTCCTTTTTTTCCTCTATTTGAACATCCACGCCTGGGCCGGATGTGTCAATGTCAACAATAGGCTTGTCAATATTACCAAGTTTTTGTTGCGGTTCTGGCATAGTTATACTCCTCTATGATTATGAGTGCAGAGACGCGTTCAACACATCTTCTGGACTGTTCACAACGCCGAGTATTTCATCATCATTAAGGATCCGAAGTTCCCCGCCGTCAATTTTTAATCTTGAACCAGCATACCTGGCGAAGATCACCCAATCCTGCTCCTTGCACCAAGGGCCTGTTGGGAATTTTTTCTTATCCCTGTACGCCAGTGGACCTAACTTTAGAACTAATCCAACATTTGTGGTCCATTGCTGTTCTTGAATAAGCTGATCAGACAGTATCACACCTCCCTTGGTTTTTTCAACACCTTTATGAGGTAAAATGACAATTCTCCAACCTGTGGGATTAGGAACCTTTACCATCTCCTCTTCCTGTTTTTTCTTTTCACGTGCAATAGCAACGTGTTCTGGCACAATTAATTTACTCATCTTCGTCCTCCCTTTTCATAATATCCCTTAAATCTTGTTCTAAACCTTCTAGAGAATGAAGTTGTCCCATCATATATTTATATTTTGGAAAGTCTTCAACCCCTTGCATCGTGATTTCAGTGATATGTTCTTTTTTAGTTCTAATGGCTCTATAAATTAATTCTGCCAGATGTATTCCATCCATTTTATTTTTTCCTCTTTCTAATGCGCATTCCTAAGCGAATGCGTCTCTTGTTTCGGCGTTTTTTTGACCCAATCTTGCGCCGTCCCCTGTGCTTTTTAGGATAGGCCATTAACTAGAAGCAACAAAAACCTCCACATCAATTATATTTGAAGCATTTGCGGTATTACCGGTAATTGTCGTCACGTCAGCCAATGAAGCCGTCCCCACGGTTCCGCTCGCCACAGCATCAATCGCGCTTGCCGGCTGTGAAAGAATCAAAGATCTTCCCCAGTCCAGGTATATCCATACATTCTCGGCCGCGCCTCCCAAATTAATATTACAGGAGTTCGCGTCATCTAAATTCGTAATGCGGACATACTTGACATTCGCGCTGACAAATTGCCCTGCGGCAGGAACAGTTGAAAATGTGGCCAACGTAATATCAGTGTTCGCTGTTAAACTCATAATACGCTTCGACACTTCATTAACGCCCGTGATGGCGACAGAGTTTGTCGAGCCGTGATCCTCATTGTTGAGTACCACCGCTTCCGTCACTTGTACGTTTAAGGTAACATTTGAAATTGTGCTAGCCATTATTGACCACGATTTTCATTACTTGTTAATCTTTCCTTTGCCTTTGCCACGGCCCCATTTGCCGTAAGACTCGTCTCTGCTTGCTTTCAGTTGTTTTTTAGTACGTTTTTTTCTGACACGCATAGCAATCGATTCATCTTTTCGAGCTTTGTAGCCTTGTTTTTTCTTTCCTACTTTTCCACCTTTAGCATAAGTGGTAGTAACGGTTTTACGACCAGGCATAATAACGCCTTGTCCTCTAGTAGTTACTTTTCCAACCATAATAACCTCCTATTTGGCTAGTCCTTTGCTCTTCTCGAAACTTCTGAGCCCGGCGACTCCGAGCATTGAGGTGACGATGGCCAGCAAGGGGCCAGTTTGAATCTCAGGAGCGGTTAATTCCAACCCTGAAAACTTTGCGTACCATTCTATTCCTGGGGAGACGATGAACTCAAAAATTAGAGCAAAAGCCCCCGTCCAGCCGATCATGGGGCGCCAGCCCGCCACGAAAATCGATTTATGGGCGCCTTCTTTTATGTTTACGTCAATCTGTTTCTCCGCAAGCTTCTGCTGAATGCGTTGCATTAAAATCTTCTTATCAAGTTTTTCTTCCTCTGAAGTATGTAAGTCGTCGATCACGCTGGAAATTTGTTTCAGCGCGCCGTTCTTACCTCCTAATAATCCTGATAGAAGATTCAGCATTTATCTAAGCGCCCGCGCCTGACATCTTCCAAAGAACGAAGAGAACAACTACGACAATGATACCAGCTTTAATCCAGTCCTTCATTCCCCAGTCATTCCACTCCTTGAGCCAAGCCCAAATATCTTTTAAAAGTTTCATACTAGCCTCCTATGTCCATTCATACTTGCCACCCTTAATCGCCGCGCCCATCTGTCCTTTAGTGAGTTTGGTTTTTAGGGGAAACTGAGGAACAGTTATTTTCTCCGCCTTAGTGGTGGAGACCGTTCCTTTTCTGGCGTATGAATTTCCTTTCAAGATCTTCCCCGGTTCCGCCTTACCGCTTCCCCGCTTCCAATCGTTACTTGGTTTCACACCTGTCAGACTTGTAACATTGTTTTTACCCATTGCAACCTCCTTATTTTCGTTTGTATGTTAATGCATGGCCGCTTGAAAC